GCTACACCCTGTTCCAGTAGGTAGCTATATGTCTCTAGACTGTAGACATTTATCTCAGTCGGGTGGTAGGCTTGCCGCATTTGGTGATCCTCATAGAGTGTAACGACACCCTCAGACCCCTGCTTCTTATCGGCACTACGTCCACGCCACGCATCAGGTACATAGAACTCAGGTTCATCATCAACATACCTACGACTAATCTCGTTCCATCTCAAGAACTTATGCTTGACTAGCTGTCGTGCTACAAAGATAGGAGCCTTGATGTGGAAGCTGGCGAAGCAATGACCGAATGGGCTGATGTGCTTGTGCTGGGCAAGATAACGGATCAGCTTATCATCTTTCTTCTTGAGCTTGGGTGGTCCCCAAGGATCGTCTTCCATCTCGCTTGTCTTACCGAATGACACACGAGCTGCGTTAGCTACAGTCAAGTCGCTGCCCATGTGGTCAATGTATGTTACTTTAATCATCTATCTGTACCCCAATACATTCGATTGTCTCACTGTTTTCGTTCACCATAACTGCCGCATCCTTCAGGGCAGCTTTGCAAACAGTCTCATTGTCATACGTACCTAAGTGGTAGTATCGCACACCAGTCTCAGGGACAACGACAAACCATATTAACAACCATATTGTATTCATGTTATCGACTCCCATAGTATGTCTATTGCTTCGTCTTCCGATAAGCTGAACCATTCACCGTTGTCCGGTTTGTTCCAAGGTTGCTTTGTCTTGGCTGCACCAAGCAAGTGTGCCTTACGTTCTGACTCATTGTAGTCAGCGCATTGTACACAGTGTACTAGCTTGTAGTCTCTCTTGGGTGAGCCTGTTTGGTAGTTGTTCAACCTAACTTCTGCGTCACGAGACTTACCTATCTTGATCCAACCGGGCCAAGCTTCATTGGATAGTGCGTACACATACCCTGCTTGCACTTGTTCATCTGCGAATGCGTCTATGTCTTCCTGTGTAATCACTGTATGGCCTCCTCTACTTCTTCCAGTGCTTCATCAATCTCAACTACTACATCGGCAAGCTGGTTGTGTTTGTCTATTGTTTCCAACAATGCCTTTTGAAAGGTTGCAAGGTTCTCTCTCTGCTTGTGCTGATCCCATAGAATGAGACCAATACAAGTAAAGAAACCAATGTCCAGTAGCGCAGATATATCTATCATGATACGTACCGTGCAATCTTGTACTCCAGATCGGTGTGTACAATACCGTGCCATCCTGACAACTTGTTCTTCACCACATTGATGTGACGCTGATTGTCTTCTTCCTCTTGACCCTCAACTGTGGGGTTCTTGGAGATCATAATCATCAGGTCTGCCTCTGCCGCTTTGCCTGTACGTGAGCCTTCCATCATAGCTTGGTTGAGTACAACCTTACCCTCTGCCTCTGCCGATAGCTGAGACATGTAGAATACTGCACAGTCCTGTTGCTTTGCAATCTGACGAGCATGTATGGCGTTAGCCTTGAGTGCTTCATCAGGACGTGAGAAGCCAGCGGTACGAGCAAACTTGTCACCCATGTCTAGTATAACTATGTCAGGTTTGTACGACTTGCACACTGACTCAACCCAATTCATGTCACGGCCTGTTGCATCCTTGAACATAACCTTGTCACGTATCTTACTAAAGATAGACATAGCCTGTACCCTGTTCGTTACGATCTCATGCTTGTCCATACCTGTAGCTGCCGTAATGTATCGGTGAGCTACACGGTGGTAGCCTTCCTCGTTACATAGTACAATAACCTTAGCACCCTGCCACGCAAAGCCGTTAGGCCCAGCAACAAGTGAAGCATGGAAGGATGTCTTGCCTGTGTTTGGTCTAGCACCTACCTCAATCAGGTGACCAGCATTGATACCCTCAACCTTACGTGTCAAGGTAGGGATGTTGAATGTCCACTGTGACTCAAGGTCAGTCATTGCAATGATTGTGTCTAGGTCAATGTCCTCCCACTCAACCTTGAGGTTGGGAGTGAAGTCATCACCGTACTGCTCAAGCATCTGACGTAGTGGATCAAGGCTGGACTTGCTGCCATTTACATAGTCGAAGCCAAGGTTGGCAATGTCTTCGCCTACTACCTGTTGGAACAGCTTGGAGAGCACCTCCTGTGCTACGTCACTGCCCATTGGCTGTTCCTTACTCACTTGTACGAACAGGTGGCTGTATGCCTGTTTCTGTGCCGTTGTGAGGGTAGGGTTATTAGCCATGAACAGAGCCTCAATCTCTGCCGGAGTTACAGTACGCTCATAGCGATCCATAGCTGTGTCGATTGCTTGCTTGATCTTGCGAACATCCTTGCTGAACAATCTGTCGGGGCAACGTGCGCCACGATGATCGTCATAGAAAGTCTTGTCCATCAAGCTACGAATAAGGGATAGTTCCATTGGGGTTATTCTCCTAGTGATGAAAGGTTTGCCATGTCGGTTGGCATTCGGTATTTGATGTCGTCTGTTAGTCGTAGAACCTTCACGGTATCTACGTAGCCTCGTAATTCTTTTGCAAATTGCAGTGTCTTGGGTAGTGCGTCAGGGTCTAGTGCAATTATAGCCGTTGAGAACTGCGATAAGTACTCCTTATGTCCATTGGACAATGATGTACCCAACACTGCTACCCCAACACATACACCACTGCCTACAACGGCAGCACTTATGCAATCCTCAACGACTACCGCAGTTTTACCACGTCCGAAACTATATGGCAATACACTTTTACCATATCTTTTCCACTTAGGTATACGATTACCAAGTGATCTGCCCGTGGCATCTACGGTGACTCCATTGTGTACAACAGGGAACACCACACGATGTTCCTTCACATCGTACATAAGACCTAGCTGTTGTGCATCAAGCTCCCACTTGTCACAGAAACCTGACAGCTTTGAGTAGTCTCGCACAAACCATTCCGGTCTAGTGAAAGTTGTAGTGTGTGTCTCTTCTGCAACATGCCCAAGAGACTTGCGAATGTCCTCCGCTGTGAGTGTGGTACGAGTACCACCTGATACGGAACAACTAGCCTTGTAGCAATTCCATACGATAGAACCCATGTTATTTGTAACGGTGAAGGTGTTCTTACTATTACATGATGGACAAGTCATACGTCTTGTCTCACCATTAACTAGTGATAGATCACTTATAATGTTATTTATATTCATAGGTACTATTCACTTTCTGTGTTACGAGTTACCACTCGATTGTACACGGACATTTCTTTGTGTCAAGGCACTATTTGCAGAGTGGTACGTATTTTTTAGATAGGGTTTCACGGAAGACACATGTGCATGGCCCGTCACTGACATGACTTGGGGTAGTGGGACACCTGCATCTACCATCTGTGTAACTCCTGTTCTACGTAAGTCCATTAGACGTAAATCCTCTGGCAGTTTAGCCAGCCTCATTACCCTACGGCCTACCTTCGACAGCCTCTCCATTGCATACGGTACGTATTTACCTAGCACAGGGCGAGGATGTGGTGCTACGTACTCTTGAAAACCAAAGTCATTACGCTGATCGTTGAGCATAATGCACAGGTCATCAGAGATTGGCAGTGTAACGTCAGCCCTACGCTTACTCTGTTCGAGGTTAAGTACTTGTTTTGCCAAGTCAATATTCTCCCACTTGAGATTACGCATGTCACCAAGACGCTGACACCATTCGTATGCCATCTGCACAATGAGACCAAGGTTGCGGTACTCATAGTCGCTGTACGCTACATCAAGGAACCGGATAACGTCATCGTGTGACCACACTACCTTACGTTGCGGTGTAGATTTACGTTTGATGTTAGCCCAAGGGTTCTGTGTAGTGTGTCCCATTTGTATGGCGTAGTTGTATACCCTACTGGCACAGGTTGCAGCATGATTGGCGAAGCTGATACCTCTCTTCACCCACTCCTCGTATGCAGCCTTTGCAATCTTTGGTGTGACCATCTCGTACTTACGTGTACCCATAGTCTGATGTAGTACCGTCAGGAAGTATCTATAATCCACCTTAGTATTGGGACGTAACATATTGAAATCGTTAGATTGATAGTAGAAGTTTATCAAGTCAGTCACCTTGCTGTTAGGCTTTACTTGTACAACAAGAGATTGCTCATGCCTCCACGCATCAATGGCTGCGTTGTGTTCCTTCACAATCTTACGCACCTCTTTGATGTCACTGCGATACTCTTCACGTTGCACCACACCTTCATCCACAAGGGACTGTGGTGGGTTGAAGCGGTATGAGATCACCCCAGAGGGTGACACTCGTTCTTGTACGTAGCGTGGTAGCTTAGGCATTACACTTTTCCTGTACAAATTGATACGTGCTTACAGCAAGCGCATGTATTTCATCAAAAATATCATCTCTATCTCGATACTCGTTACGTTCTGTGGTATGGTTGTCTATCCATTTCAAACGCTCTTCGTGCATTTCATAGCCATCAGTTTTTGAATCTGCTAAAATACTATCCGGAAATGTTTCCGTAAGGTGGTGGGAAGAGGCCCACTTGAGATACTCCCACCAGTCCTTTGCTGTCATGTACATCAAGCTGCCTCCAGCATACGGAACCTATCGTCACTGATCCACTTGCTCACCTCTTGCTCACGTGACCACATGCTGATTGCCTGTGTGTCGTTGCCTGTGTTCTTGAGGTTAAACCCGTTGCGTTCATCTGCATAGGTGGCATAGTTAGTCATAGCACTATACAGTGCGAACTTGTTGTGACCACGTGTCGATGCCTCTTGCATGTATAAGCTGTACATCTTCTCTGACTTGCGCTTAGACCCTAGCATGTCATCAAGCAAAGAGCTTACGTCTACATACTTGAGGTCAGTATGCGCCCACACTTGCATCTGTTGTGCCTGTGTATAGAAGTCAGTACGAGCACGGTTAAGCTCATAGATGAAGCTCTCCATAGAGAAGTTAGATGTGTTCTTCTTACGCACCTTGTCGTGATCTCCTGTGATCATGCCGTTGGTACAGAAGAAATCAATAGCACCAAAGAACACTTGGTTACTGCACGAACCATCAATACCATGAAGGCTGATGATACGATTACCGATCTCTGTCTCGAACTTGTCCGTGCTTATGTCCATCGTGACATTGGGCAAGGTGATGTCGAGCATAGCCCATGCACCATTACGTGCAGTGCGGAAGCTATACTTGGCATCTTCCAAGTCATGCTCCGATAGTGTCTCCGTTGCGGTGCTGACTACACCACGAAAGAAGTCACCATGCGAGGCACATTGGAAGGATTTACCAACGATACCAAGTGGTTGACCTGTAGTCTGGTTGATGACGTACTTCTTATCGGGCATACGTGTGTCCTCAAAAGCTACATCAAAGTCTAAATATTCTGGAATATCAAAAGGCATTTCACTCTCCTGTGATTGGTTAGATGGCAACTGTGCCATAGTTATATAGTCCTTGTCCACCCCTATACTAGTAACGATAAGCTATCTATAGAATAGGTGTGATCCATATGTCACAGTCTTGGACAAGGATGCACTCCAGTACGGGTTGACGTACCTTGCATGGTAGTGTGTAGCACCATTCGTAACGTCTGGAACTACACCTGTTAGAACTTGATTGGCAACCAGCACGGACTTGGCCCATGCCAGTATCTCTGTGGGTTCGTCGGGCTTACCGTCACAGTACCATGTAAACTGGCACTTGAACCTGCCCTTCTCGTACCCTTGATGTACTACGGAACACACATCGTCAGGCCAGCGACCACTTGCAACCCTGTTGAGTACAACATGGGCTACAGCGGCTTGACCCTGCAATGGTTCACTACGTGCTTCGTGATATACATTGAGGGCCAAGCACATTAACGCTGCGGTAATCACTGGAGCACCAGAGGTGCATCATGGATGTATCCATAATTTGTGTATTCAGCGTGTACATATTCGGCACAGTCAATAAACTCAATCTTTGTGCCGGGATGATCGTGGATAGCCATGTGGATTGCAAACTCTACCGCACTATTCCAGCTATGCACAGCGGGATAGGTAGTATCTAGCTTGACCACGGATGCTATCCCGTCAATCTCAAGCGTTACATCGTATGCCATAGTCACCATGACTAGTCCTCCATTTTTAGGCTTGGGAAGGCGTTACGTACTTTGTACCCTACGGTACGCACTTCCTGCATGGTACTATGATAGCAATCACCCTCCAAGTCAATCATTTCTTGCGCAAAGTTCAACATTGTATTACATG